GGCTAACGCTATTCAGGGTTGGACAGACATCGCTGAATTGCTACAGATACCTTTAGAAGCCTGTACTACAGAGGAGCAGGAATGAAACTGATTAACTCGGATTGCATTTTGGCTATGAAAGAGATGCCAGATAACTCGGTAGATTCCATCGTTACTGACCCGCCTTATGAGTTGGGTTTTATGGGTAAAAGTTGGGATTCAACGGGAATCGCTAATTCTGTTGAGATGTGGAGCGAGGCATTACGAGTTCTTAAACCTGGTGGTCATCTGATTGCTTTCTCAGGTTCTCGCACTTATCACCGTATGGCAGTTGCTATTGAAGATGCAGGATTTGAAATCCGCGACCAGATTATGTGGGTATACGGGTCAGGATTTCCTAAGTCTTTGGACATAAGTAAGGCGATTGATAAAGCCGCAGGTGCAGAGCGCGAAGTTCTGAGAGTCCTACCGTCATCAAGAGCAAAGGCAAGCGATAGCGGATTTATGATGGCTGAGAAATTAGAAACGGCACCATCAACTGATGCCGCAAAACAATGGCAAGGATGGGGAACAGCCCTTAAACCTGCTCACGAACCGATAGTTCTTGCTCGTAAGCCGATTGTGGGAACAGTTGCTAATAATGTCCTGACCTATGGAGTTGGCGGATTAAATATTGATGGGTCAAGAGTTGGGAATGAGGATACTCGTTCACCTGCGAGTAAAACAGCCCTTGGAATGATGAACGATGACAGTTGGCAAGCGCAAGAAGTAATGGCTGGCTCAGCCAATGGTCGCTTCCCTGCCAACTTCATTCACGATGGCTCAGATGAAGTTGTAAATTCATTTCCAGAGACTAAGGCGACAGGAAGTGGCAAGGTCTCAGGGTTCCGCAAAGGTGGAGATTCAAAAAATAGTGTTGGGATTTCTGGAGTCAAAAGCGCCGCAGATGGATTTTCTGATTCAGGCTCCGCCGCCCGTTTCTTTTATTGTGCCAAAACTTCAAAGGCTGACCGCAATGAAGGGCTGGATGAGTTCGAGAAAAAGGCAAAGATTTTCAATGGTCAAAGCGATAAGCCAGCGGGAAATGCCAAGGGAAGCGTAGAAGATAAGTTCTCAACGCAACCATCTGCCAATAATCATCCAACAGTTAAACCAACAGAGTTGATGCGTTACCTAGTTCGCCTGATAACCCCACCGCAGGGAATAGTCCTAGACCCTTTTATGGGTTCGGGTTCAACTGGCAAAGCCTGTGCCTACGAGGGATTTGATTTTATTGGTATTGACCAGTCAGCAGAATATGTAGAGATAGCCAGAGCAAGGATTGAGTTCGCTTCACTCCAAGAGGAGATAAAAGCAGATGAACTTCCGTTCTAATGGTTTGGGGGTAGAATAAACCAATGGAGAAAAAAATTGGCAAGCGTTGGCTCGTATGGGGCAAAACTAGCGGACTCGCTATAGGTTTTACTATCTCGAAGTATAACTTTTATGCTGAATTAGGATTTTGGTACATAGGGATGGAATTTTAATGGCAACAGCAGTAGCAAAGAAAGAGCCAGCAAAGGCACCCGCAAAGAAAACAGCGGGTCGCCCTACTGCGCTCCTTGAGGAGATTAAAGAGCAGACCCTCCTTGACTACATCCGAATTGGTACACCTGTTCGAAAGGCAGTTACCGCTTCAGGGATAGCCGAAAAGACTTTCTATAACTGGATGGCTAGAGGATTGGCTGAAAGGGAACGCCAAGCGCTAGTGCCAAACTCAAAAGATAATCCTACTGAAGTTATATTCCTACAATTTTTACAGCGAGTTGAACAGGCGAGAGCAGAGGCTATTGCTAAAAAGATTGCTGTTATTGCCAAGAGTGGCAATGAAGGCGATTGGAGAGCGGCGGCTTGGTGGCTAGAGCGCCAAGTACCAGATGAGTTCGGAAAAACAGATAGATTCGAAATTGGTGGAACCAATGGGGAAGCAATTAAAGTTCAGATTGAAATGGGCGATTTAGAAGATAAGATAGCGAAAGTCTTAGCAATCCGAAAGAGGTAGAAATGGCTGAACGGCTAGTAGACCTAGTTCTCAATGCCACGCCAGAGGAGAGAACAAAGATTTATCTCTCGCTTACCGATGACGAGAAAAATGCGCTAGGCGTGATTCTTGATGCTGAGATAGAAAACCCGTGGGCTAGATACGAGAATGACCCAATTGGATTTATTGAAGATGGGCTAGGCGAAACACTTTGGTCTAAACAGCGCGAGATTCTCGAATCCATCATTCACAATAAGAGAACGACAGTTCCCGCTTGCCACGCACCAGGAAAGTCTCACTTAGCCGCAAGAGCCGTTGCTTGGTGGATTTCAGTTCACCCGCCTGGAACCGCTATGGCTATCACTACAGCATCAACATTCAAGCAGGTTCGAAACATTATGTGGGCGAACATCCGCCGAGTTCATATTGCCAATCAACTTCCTGGAGAAATCCTCACGACTGAATGGAAAATGGAGGATACGGTAGTTGCTTATGGATTCCGACCAGCCGATAACAATGAAGCGGCAGTTCAGGGTATCCACGCGCCTCACCTGCTCGTAGTAGTGGATGAGGCTGGTGGTATCTCGGACAAGATTGGTAGCGCCTTAGAAGCCCTTATGACGGGTGGACACACACGGCTCCTAGTATTGGGTAACCCACCGACAGACCAAGAGCAAACTTGGTTCGAGCGCATCTGCAATTCGCCTATCTACACAAATATCCCTATCGGGGCTTATGAAACGCCTAACTTCACAGGTGAGGAAACTGGTCAATGTCGTAGTTGCCCACCCCATGTTGAGGCTCACGCAGTCGCTACGCACCTAGTAGACCAGAGTTGGGTGGATGATGTAATCAGCGAATTCGGAGAAGATTCTCCATTCGTTGAAGCCCGTGTAAATGCCCGATTCCCACAAACGGGAACAGGAAAAGTTATTCCTTACCATTGGGCAGAACAGGCAACGCAGAACGAAGATTATCTCGAATCTAGCGTTATCCGTCTCGGAGTTGATATTGCATCCGATGGCGGAGATGAATTCGTAATCGCAAAGGCAGATGGATACAAAGTTTCAATTACGCATCGCTCATCTGGCAAGGCTAATGCGAACGCCGTTGATGTCGCAGGTGTGATTATTGGTGAGATTGAGAAAGCCGTAGCAGAGCATAAGAGCAGAGCCGTACCAGATATGGTACGAGTCAAGATTGACACGATTGGCGTGGGCTGGGGAGTTGTTTCGCTGTTGGATAGATGGGTAAAAGAGCGCCAATTGAAGGCAACCGTTATTGGGGTCAATGTGGCAGAGCGACCTAAAGACCAAGCCAAGTTCAAGAATCAACGCGCCGAGATGTGGTGGAATACCCGCTCAATGCTTCAACCTAAAGAGGAGAAGCAAGAGATTCGCCTAGATGTAGACCGACCAGTATTGGCTCAGTTGGCTGGACCGACATTCAAATCTGATTCGTCTGGTCGTATCCTAATTGAATCCAAGGTAGATATGAAGAAGCGAGGAGTTCATTCACCTGACCGCGCTGAAGCAATTCTCCTAGCGCTGTACGAGAATAAAACCGTACACGAACCAATTTCGCCTTTATCGTTTACGCAGTCGAATCCTTGGACACTATGAAGAATTCAGATTGGGATTTAGACTTTCGTTTTGGTCAAGCGGGTGAGCAGTATGTGGCTCACCTTGTCGAAACAGTTGAGGTCAAAACCGATAGGCGCTGGAAAGAAACAGGCAATTTATACATTGAGATTTATTGCTATTCAACCAATACTCAGGGCTGGTATCAATCTGGATTATTGGCTACCAAGGCATCGCATTGGGCATTTAACCTAGAGGGAACAGTTTTAATCGTTCCAGTTGTAGTCCTCAAAGATGCTTGCACTAGATTTGGCAAAAGGATAAATTGCGAAATTCCACCAAACCAATCAACAGGGTTTCTAATCACAGTTGATAATTTGATGGAATCTACGCGAACCTATCTTGGTGTTGGTGAATTATAGATTTCCTTCCACCTTTTGACTATCACTCTTGCCTCATCTAGCCCGTATTTATTGAGTAACACTTGGCATTGCCTCAGAGTTAATCCATCGTGAGGGTGAGATGAGGAGAGAATCCCTGTGCCATATTCAGCCACAAGGTCATCTAATATCTCGTCAGACACCGAGAAAGTCCACATCTATATTTTTGTCGTAGACTGTTTCGTAGAGCAAGCGCCCATCAGACCAATCATTCCAAGAGCCATCCGAGGTAACGACCACCTTTGAGCCAAGCGATTGCTTGAGATGAATAAGGATTGCAGTTACAACGGTGTCGTAAGGCTTTTGTGCAGTTTTGCAGAAGTTGAATCCAGCATCCTCTGAAGTAACCACAAAGGCTTCGTGCGCGTTAGCGCCTACCCCATTGATGAAGATTGCCGCACCCGCTGAATCATCCTGAAGTTTGATTCCCGCTGAAACAGCAGTTTCAATAATCTGACGAGCGCCCTCTAGGAATTTATTCCAGTCGGCTTGCTCAATTCCGTTTTCTAGTTCCCAGTAATGTGTGTATCCCATTTACTTATCCTCCTCATATCCGTCAAACCAAACCCCATCCTCGCGGGTATTTGGGTCTTTGCAATGTGCTTGAGCCTGTTTTAGTGTGAGTCCACGCTTTACTATCGCGGTGTTATTGTGTGCTGACCACATACGAACGATTCTATATTTTTGAGCCATTTTGCTACCTCTCTCTTGGTCGCTTAGTGGGTGTGACTTGCTTCTTTTGGCTTTCCATCCCACAACTTAGCGTGTGAGAAGGAGTTCAATGAAACATAATAGATTTCATCAGCATCCCAACTGAAATACTGAATCTTCTTACGCTGGATTGGATAAGTCTTTGTGATGTATTCTCCTGGAACATCCCAGTTACGAACCTCGTAAGTTGAAGAATCAGTTGGAATCACCTTTTCGTGCGCCCAACCTGTAACTTCTGTAATCTGTGAACGAAGTTCTTGAATCCACACAGAGAAATCGCTGACCTTAACCACCTTGAAAAATTCAATGTTGGTCTGGTCGTAGCCCCAAGATGAGTAAAGAATGTCGCCCACCTTTGGTTGAACTTTTACCTTTTCGATTGTTTGTGTCATTTTGCATTTCCTCTCTCTTGTTTACAGGATAAGCATATCATACGGGGGTTGGTTATTGTACCTTTTCACCATCTTTTACAAGGACTAAAACACTTTCCGCAGTTCCGTCTATCAATGAATAATCAACATAAGCAACTGTCTTGCTAGGGAAGAACGCAATGGCATTTACGCCCTTGGTACGCAATTCCTCAGCGGTTGTGCCAGCGCTTTGTAGCCAACGGTTTACCTTCTCATCAGGGGTGATGATTTTGTTGTATGTATCTATGTACATCATTGCGCTTGCTCTAGCGACTCTTTTTCTCATCTGATTCCTCTCTCTTACAATCTAAGCATACCATACTGGGGTTAATAATCCTACTTCTTCAACCTAACTTGGGAAACTTTTATTCCGTGAGCCTTGGCATATTGCCTCTTAGCCTCAGCAATGACTTCGCGCTTTTCTTTTGTGTCAGCGGTGAATGATAAGAACGCCACGACATTTGCAAGGCTC